CTAGGCCTCGGGCAATGTAGTGCGCGGTTTTCACAGCGACTTGACTGACAATCCAAAGTCTACTATTGGGCAGACCATCAATCTGTGCTTGTAGGTCCTTCGCATGCTCAGGGTCATGAGTAGAATGATACTTCAATGTCCTCAGCAACTTAGAGCCGTGAATGGCTTCCAGTTCCTCTAGCAGTTTGACCGGCATGGGGAAGCACTCCAGCACGAGCATATATCCCAGCAAAGCGGCAGGGTCTGTATGAAATATGTGATAGTAGACACTACCACACATTTCTACCGCAGCGTTCGGGATAAGGGTCTTGCTGACGTCAACCCCAGCCGATTTCAAATCTTCAGCGAGCCACTCCGCGTGATTCTGCTCTTCTTTAGAATGAGTGTAGAAATAGTTACCCAGCTCTAAATCTTTCTCCATACCATAAGCTCTATCAAGAAGATTCTCACTACTCTTGATCACGTGATACATGAACACCAAGTTAGTCACGAGATTGAGGGGAATACGTAGGTCTACGTACCCGTAAGAACGTAGAATCTCAGACACTTCATTCTTAAGAAGATCACTGTACATCAGAAAAACATCGCAGCAATGCCCGCTGCGGTCCCCACACCCGAGATAATACCCTGAGTGTTTTGCTGGTTGGCGTTGTACTGATCCAACATAGACTGTCCTTGACCCTGCGCAGCTGATAGCGCCTGTACAGGCTGACTTGTACCTGCTGTGGCGAATCCTGGAGTTTGGGGGAGACCGACCTGTTGACCGTTGAGAATAGCATTAATCTGATTGAGAGAAAAGCCCTGCCGCTGCATAGCCTCCGCAGCCTGCGCTTCTCGCAAGGTGTCCTGATAATTAGCACTCGTGAGATTCTGATTAAAGCCCTGATTTTCGTGTGCAAGGTCTGTCGCAGCGTTCTGGTTACCAATCTGGCTACCAGTAAGGATGCTTCCATATCCAGCTTGCTGAACAGACTGACTCTGCTGATTTTCCAAATTTTTCATGGCCGTATCGTAGGCTTCGTCGCCCACATTGAGGCCTTGATTCTTCAGCTGGGTGTCAAGCTGACTCTTAGCCTGATCCATCAAGGGCTGGTTGTAGCCCATGAAGGAATTGAAGGCCGCATCAGCCGCATTCTTATCGTACTGGGCACCTGTCCCAGCCCCACCAGTAGTCGTAGGGTGTGGAGCTCCCGCAAATGAAGCGAAGCTATTCCAATCAATCGGTTGCGACTCTTGCTCACGAAACTGACCAAGTAAATCTTCAGCAGTCTGAGACTTACCCTGCTGAATATTCATTTGAGAATCCAACGCCGCCTGAGTCTGAGGCGTTAGAGTCGTATTCTGTGTCCAGGAACTGACCGCCTGCCCGGTTACAGGATCAATTACAGGAGTGAGCTCCCAGGATTGCTGACCGAACGGCGTATTGATCGTAGGCCGGTTAGCAACCGTCGCAGCTTCAGTCGCCGCCTGACTAGACTGCGCTTGCTGCTGAGCTGCCTGCGTGTAGTCTGGCGCTGCTGGAGTTCCCTTACTCATTACCCCTGACCTCGCAGGGCAGCAATACGAGCCATTTGACTCTGCATTGGAGGCGCCAAGGCCATCTGTCCCTGCATTCTAGATGGGAACGCACCGACTCCTCCCGTGTTGTGCTGTACAAACCCCGTGGGCTGCGGAGCTACACCGGGCGTTGGACGCACACCTGCGCCAGGCATCGCCATAGTAGGTTGAGAATTCGCCATGTTGGCGAAGTTAATGCTTCCACTAGGGGGCTGAGCGCCTTGATAGGCTCCCACAGGACCTCCATTCATTGGCTGCTGCGGTCGCATGTACCCCGTGGGGTTGAACCCTTGTGGTAGAGTCACGCCAGAAGATACCTGAGGGTTGATAATCATGCTACTTTCCTCATAAGCCACCGACAGTGCTCTTTCTTCATTTCGCGCACAACTAGGTCTACCCCTATCTTCCAGCCATCACGAAGTCGACATACGTCCTTAAATCCCAGCGCGCGACTGAAGGCAAGGCTGGGAGTATTGTCCGCAGGGGTGATGGCAATAAGAAGTCCAAGCCCTGCCTGTTCAAAGGGGTAGCTGAAAATAGCCTGTATGAAATCAGGCGACATAAGATCTCTAGGAGAATTAGAGTAAATATGGACATTAACGCTGTTGGGTGTCCAATGATCGTAGAGACACGCGGCACGGAGATCATCAAAAATGATACCTTTACATTGACTGCTCGGATCATAGCCCATCTTCTGCGCTATAGCAGTACATTCGTATATGTCAGCTGCACGAATCACAGATAATTCCCTGTATCAAACATCACGTCAAAGAGAAGTAGGATCGTTTCTTGCGTCACACTTCCGTTGATGCCGACAGCCATCGCACGACCCATACCAGCGCCGCCATGGACGGGAGAACTACTAACAACATCACCAGACCATAGACCAGTATCCCAAAGAGCTGAATCCCATAGACTACCTGTAACGCTGCCCGAAGTGGGAACACCAAGAACCTCGGACAAGTTATAATCATATCTAGCCTCTACCTCGAAACTCGGTATAGCCGCCGAAAGAAATACAGGACGAATAAATTGGACACGATGATAACGACCAACCTCATCATATTCCTGAAACGAAGTGACGGCGGAGAAGCTAATAGCCAGACCAATATCCGAGTTTCCAGTATGTAACAGAACACGACCGTCAGCAGTGCCGATGTAGAATTGGCCATTCCACGCATCACCCGTGTTGTACGGGATATCTCGATAAATAGCCCATCCCTGCGTGTTCAAACTCTGAACAAACTGTTCATAACTGAACGATGCCCTCTTAGGTGTAGAGATAAGGAGAAGATTTTCACTCGGTATGAGCTTAATTTCCCACCCCATCTGCACACGGCTGATCGTCATCTCATTATTCACGAGGGGTGAAATCTTACGAGACAATGTTTCAGCCTGATCCTGTATCAGTACACCTGCAATGAGTTTACTGAGTGGTATGACTCCATAAGAAGACAGAAGATAAAGATCCCCACCAAAGGAACCTGCAATACGACGTCCCGCTGGAGGAGGTCCGATGTACCAAGAACCTACGATACCGAATGATGTTGCAACAGATGGATCAGTTCCCTGATACACCAGGACGTCGCCAGAAGAACTAATAGCCACGAGATAATCATCAATGCCGTTGCCACCATCAAGAGTCCAAGTGTAGAGAGCCACGAGGCTCCCGCCGTGTTTGAACTTATCTCCGAAGTTGAATTGCGTAGCGGCACCGAATACTGCTCCTGTGGGTAGATACCATGCCGTCGCTGTATCTCTCTGGATGAACCAACTGCGTTCCTTGAAGGTCATTACCCAGACGAACGTGGCAGGATCTACGTTGCTTACCTGCGTCGCGCCACCACCTAGAGTTACCTGAGCCCAGCTGCCTCCCTCAGTATAGATGTAGTACCCGTTAGATTCATCTGTGTATTGTAGGAAATGTCCACCGAGTGTCGCACGGGCCATCCATCCTCCGAAACCAGATTTCGAGTCAATGGTTCCGAATGTAACCAGAGCTGCAGGATTATTTGCTCCTGAGGACGTAATGTCAAAGATTCCGTTGTGGCCTGCCGCAAAGAGCTTATCTTGCGCACTGGTTGATCCATTGTATGGGAGTATGGTATTGACTTGACCCGTACCAATATTCTGACCCCACAGAGTATAACCAGTACGAACCTTACAGCCGTACTGACTGGGAATCAGATTATACTGGAAGACAGAATCAGTTGGCTGCATCACAGCCAACATATCAAGCGCATTGATCCCTCCGTTCGGAGCAGGGACCTTGACTGTCTTAACGACCTGCGGGGTCGGCCCCACCGTCGGCATGCGCTGCGGCAACCCGCTGGGACCGAACATTAGGGGAGTCCATAATTCGTTTCAGGGATATTGCGCCAGCCGAGGTACGGGAATACCCTCATGCGCGACATATTCAACGTCTGGGCGGCTACGTCCTTGCCTGTAAACCCATTGAAGACGTTGAGAAATTGACCGGCAGCTGCCGTCGTGTCAAACCCCTTTGCTTCAAGAAATCTCATCTTGAGCATTTTAATGATTAGGATGGGCTCGAATAAAACGACGTCAGTCGCAAGCAGTACAGAGTCCTGCGCTGGAGTAGTTGGAGCCGCCGCAACAGCCACCCAATTGCGACTGACGTACTCAAACGTGATTACCTGTCCTTCTGGAGGAGGTTGAGGTAAGATCTGAAATTGGCCTTGATTAACCTTGAACGATATATAAATCGTATTCTTAGCTAGGCCAGTAGATACCAGATACTCCCAATTCTGGGGCGTTAGGGGACCTCCAAGAGGTAGACGATTGGTTGGGTTCCACCCTGTCTGATCAATAATGTAGCCGAAATCATTCGGAAGATTATACAGTCCAGAATCTACAGAATGAGTCGTGATCGTGTAGGTCTTATTGAGCATCTGCCATTCATGCATCCCATACAGCTCCCGACCTGCGGAGGTCAGTATCTGTATAAGTTGCGAGAACATCGTATCAGCAGCTACAAAAGGGTCTGTTACAGGCGTAAGACCACACTCGGCTGCCGCCGCGTTAATGATGTTAGCAGCTGTATCAAATCTCGCCACTAGCTTGCCTTTTTATCACTCAATTGTTTGATGGTCGCTGACATTTCGGCCATCTGTCTTTCCATCACCTGAATTCGTTCCTCACGACTGTCCAACTCAGCTCGCATGGCTGTGAGTGGGGCAGCCTCTTTGGCCGCCGTGAGATGGTCCTTCGCAAGCTGCTTCAGCTTGTTAATCGCCATGAATCGACCAGCGACCGAATCGGGCATATTCGCAAGCTGCTCCAGAGTAAAGCAGTTGAAATGCTCCAGCTCCTTTACCTGCCCTAGAGCCAGCCAAGGTACAACCTTGAGCGGTGTACCCGAGGCATACTCTTGATTTTGGTTGTTCTTGAAAGCAGCGTACTGTTTCGGAAACCGTTCAAAATCGGCACGCCAGGCGAGTCGATGAACAATGTCCTGTTGGCCAGGAACGATAATGGTGACGTAAACTTTTTCGTCATATATCGGTCGCCCTTCGTTAGCAGATTTTTCCTGGTTGATGTGTGGGTACGTGCTGAACTGAACACGGAGACGCTCATCGTCCTTAGACCCATTACGGGCCAAGGCGTCGGCAGTCATTTCAAATGAAGCTTCTTGAAGTTGCATTATGATTCCTAGTTGACGGAAAAATTTCCGGCGGCGGTTATAGGATTTCCACTTGAGAAATTCGTTGGGTTAGCTGATTCGTAAACTACCTGCCCCAACGCTGTGACACGAACTCCTTCTACCCAGGAATCAGAGGCCGACTGTACTGTGGTCCCATACAAAGCCCCTGCTGCGCTTATCCGGAATCCTTTTTCGTATGTAGTCCCGGCAGGCGCATTCGTGTCTATCGAAAGAAGGTCCCCCGTGTTGAACCCAAAGCCTTGGCTGATATAATTGGGGACAGTACCAGCTCCAATCGTTGCTTTGGTTCTTCCTGCAGCTGTGAACGTTAAACCTGGAACAATCACATTACCCCGGCGTAAGCTGAGTCGCGGCCACTGAAGCACTTCCCAACAGCAAGGCAGGGATCGCCAGATCATTTCTCAGACTTAGCGTCTTCATCAAGTCGGCCAGAGCGGTAATATCGCTTGTCGCGACGCCCCCAGCAGTAGCTGTGGCCACAGCAGCCGCGTTCGCCGCAAACTGAGTGGCCAAAAGACTGAACTTTGCATTCGCCATAGTACCTCCATGGGAGCCATCCTTGGCTCCGAGCTTGACATTAGGTGATTGGACCCTGGTACTGCGCCCGATTCATCGCGATGACGTTGTAGAAAATCGTCGCGTTGTTGTAGGTCGCAGTAATAGTTCCACCCACGTTCGCGGTGTTTGCACCACTAGAGACGATAAACCGCCCCAGAGGATCTACAGCCGCAACTGTCGCACTCGCTGCGACACCAGTACCG